GACCCATAGGGACGAAGTGACCGATAGGGACGACATGACCCATAGGGACGATATGACAGTACCCATAGGGACGACACGTCCGTTTAGTAGGGACGACATGACAGACAATTCAATTATACAATCTAATATCAATATCATTAAGGGGGACGATACGTCCTTACCCAAAGCACGAGCCGAAAAAAGATTAGTTTTGAATGAGATTAAATCAATCGAAGCTGAAATCAAGCGACGAGGTTTAGACGATACATTTGATAATCGTAAGATAGTCGCTCGAATGCTTTTCAAGATCGAATTACGTAAAGGCGGTTACTATGAAACAATCTAAACCGATGACAAGCTTAAGCGATGCGCTCAAACCTCATATCGCCGGATTAAGAGCGATTCAAGCTCGAATCAAAAGCGAAGCAGCTTCTAAACCGAAAAAAGAATATCTCGACTTCTCTCATTTGACCGATCGCAATCTTGAGTCGAATAACTGGGTTTATCGTCATAAGCCAAAATACACCGTAAAAGACATTCCGTTCTGTGGCGCTTGCTTGTACGGTAAGAATTACCACCGTGACCCGAAGACAAATAACCAGTACTCGACGACGTGTAAGCGATGCGAAGTCACTCGGCGGCGAGTCGTAAAGCTTAATAAACTAGAACTACCGCCGGACGCTTTCGGAATGAACTTCGGTCAATATGAATGGGATTCGGAATTACTTCAAAACCGGATTCGATACTTAATGCATTGGATCAGCTACGGAGACGAAGACCGGCCAAAAAGCCCAAGCGCTTATATCTACGGTTCACCGGGAAACGGTAAGACCTCGCTTCTATACTGTTTAGCTAAAGAAGCCGTTTTTTCTGATTTGAGAGTTAAATATATAACTCACCAGCAAATGATCGAATTAAAGTATCAAAGCTTTAACGGCGGCTCGAATCCTCTCGATACTTGGCTTGATAATGTTGATCTATTGTTATTCGACGAGCTAGGCGGAATCGGCGGAATGAATCGCAAAAAAACAGACTGGTTAATGTCATTCAATGCTGATCTATACGGTTCTATGTATGAGCGTTGGGAGTCCGGAGACTTATCGATAGTCATTACGACGAACTTAACGCCTTATGCTTTCATGCAATCAATAGACAATAATCCGGCAATTCGAAGCCGTTTCGACGCTATGTTTAATGAACCCATTCGAATGAACGGTCGAGACCGCCGCCGGCCGGAATCAGACTTTAAACACTGGTACAAGAATCAATAAATGAATGCTAGAACGATCAAGGCTACCGAAGCAATACTTCGAACTAATACATTTGATAGGAGCTTCGGCGCTTGGTCGTTTATCGTCTTAGAAGGCGAAATCGAAATGATTGACCGGGAGCTTGACGGCGTATTTCAAGTTTATCATTTAAAGCTTTTACCCGGGGCGGTGCTTATGCATTATCGAGCGAATGAATCCGGCATTCAAAGCGCTAAGATTTATTACAACGATGAAGCGGCAAATTCTAAGCCGGTCGCTAAACGAAAAAAGTTTTCAAAGATTGCTATTGTTCAAAGCTAATTATAGAGCTATGTTGATCTTCCGACCCGGTCGAGAAAAAACTGTTTAATGATGACTAGACTACTTGGATGTTCTTTTTCTTTTTATTATTAACTTATACGACCGGGCGTTTTTTATCTTGATTTGATAGTTTATAATATGTATTTAAATATATTAGGTAAGGTCGAGAAGTAGCCTTTTTTGTGACAGTGTGGAGTTTCTTTTTTACGGCCATACCTTTTTTTAAGGATTAAATATGGCAACTAAAAAAAAAATGACGACCATGTATTTAGATCAGAGCATCTTTGATCAATGCGACGAGCTAGCGAAGATACACGGCCTTAGCCGGAGTCGTTTAATTAATACGCTTTTAGACTACTCTATAAATGAAGTTTATCATTTGATACCAAATTTCAATCATAGCGCTTTGCAATTACGAGCGAGATTAAATCTAGCGTTTGAAAGAAAGATTACAAGCTATTCAAAAACAGCGAATCCCGAGCGCCGAAATAAAATAGAGGCTGCTAAGAACGAGCTTAACCAATGAATACGATCTTACTTATTGGCAACGCTGGCAAAAACGCCGAGTTTAAGCAAGCTCGAACCGGGTCGCCGTACGCTTCATTCACGCTAGCGACAAATGAGCGCTACAAAGACAAGGCCGGCGAATGGAAAGAAGATACGACTTGGCATAAGATCAAGATCATAGGCCGAAGCGCTGAACGAGCCGCTTCAACGATCAAAAAAGGCGATAAGATTCTAATCGAAGGGTCTATTTCATCTTATGAAAGCGAAGGCAAAACTTACCTCGAAATCAAATCATTCTCATTTCAAAAAGTGAATCGAGAAATTCAAATCGGATCTACGACTGGTTCGCCGGTTGATCCTTGGCGCTAACTACAAAAACCAAAAGCCGGCGAACTGGTCGCCGGCTCCGGAGTTAAAATGAACGAAAAAACTAATAACATAAACGAAATCTCTAATCAATTTGGATTATGGCAACATTTGCAAAACGAAGAAACTAACAAGTCTAAAAAGACTAAATCAAATCAAGGCCGAAAGTTTATTACGATTACAGACGAAGATATAAAGACCGTCAAAGATATGCATTTTTGGGGATTTAGAAGAAAAGATATAGCTAATCGAATCGGAGTCGATAGAGGCTTTTTTTACAATGCTATAAACAATCCTAATCACCCAAATCATAAAGAAATGTATAAGATCTTCGGAGCGGTTAAACGGCGGCGTACTAGCAAAAGACGAATGGATAGAGTTTATAATCCAACTATTCAAAAAACTGATGATCAAATACCGAACGATTCAGAAAGAGAAACGCTCGGCTTCTTATTGGAGTATATAATGAGTTCGGATAATTCGGCATTAAACGCGCAAGACAAAGAGAACGCAGAACTTTATAAGTCATTGCGTAAGCGATTACGACTTGAAGATAAGGATTCGCCGCTATACGAACAAACTTTAGCGTTATATAATGAGATAACTAAAGAACTTATTAACGTTACAAAAAGGATCTATAATGAGCGATCAGAAACCCAGTCACTTGAAAAGCCGCAAGACGAAAAAGACCTCTAAATATATCGAACCGCTTTTAGAGAACCTTAGAGCTGGTCTGAGTATTGAAGCGGCTTGTAGTCAAGCCGGCCTTACAGCTAGAACCGTTGAAAAATGGCGGCACGCTGACCCGGAGTTTAGCGCCGAGTTCGACGCTGCTATAGACTTTAGCGAAGCGACTCTTATCGCTGAGGTTCGGCAATTCGGAAGACTAAAAGAAGACTGGCGAGCGCCGCTCGCTTTGTTAGAACGACGCTTTCCCGATCGTTGGTCTTTAAAGCGAGATTTAGAAGTTAAGGTACAAGACAAAAACGACGGATCCGGCCTAGTCGCTTCTATGCTTGCTCAAGCTACCGAAGCGATCACCGGGCAAACGCTAGACGATGAAACAAACGAAGAAGATCAAGAATGAAACATATTTATTTAAAGTTTAGATGCGTAGACTTTAAGTCTTTGCATGTAATAAGGCTTGATAAGATCGAATGTATGAATCAATCGATCTCCGGTACGCAAATTAAAACGAATAATCGAACGTATTTAGTAGACGGTTATATTTCAGATATTTGTAGACGTATCGAATCTAGAATATCAGATATTTATAGTTATGATGAATATGACTCGAACTATATGACGGTCTTTATTAATTTGACTTCATTACCGCCGATTTCAAATGAGGCTATTAACGAAGATGTTTAGTTCATTACCGCCGGCGAACGATGATTCGGGTAAGAGATACATTACGCCGAGGTCGGCTTATGATCCGGCTATGATCGATGATTCGGGTAAACGTGTAATTTATGACGAGTCAAGGCTTTTAGATATATTGACCAGTGACTATGCAAAGACGCTACGATTGATTTCGAATTATAGAAGCTACGGCGATAACTTCATAAATTACAAAGCTCGTCAATTAGCGCTAAAATGGACTAATCTATTAAGAGAATGTTCAATCTACGGCGATTCGAGAACAAGGCCAATAATCAAATGACTATCGATCTAAACGAACTCCAACGTCAAGTAATCGGGCGTATTATCCGTAAAGATAAAGTTATAGCAGCTCGGTGCGGCTGGGGTTCGGGTAAAACTTCGGCGCTTGTTTTCTCGATCTTAACAGTTGCCAAGATTCGACCCGGTACTAGTATCTTATTAGTAACTGATACTAGCGTTCGTTATAGATCG